GCCAAAAAGGCTATAGAAAGTTATGAGCAACTTATGAATCTAGGTATGAATGTAAGTGATATGGCGGCTGGTAAAGTATTTGCAGAAGCAAGTAATATGTTAAAAATTGCCTTAGATGCCAGTGATGCTAAAACAAAAGCAAAGTTACAGCAGATAGATTTAATGCTTAAGAAAGCAAGAATAGATAAGTTTGATAATAAAGGCAACGAAGCAGAGTCAGTTCAAGCAACAGTATTTGATAGAAACGAACTACTAAAAATTATTAATACTAAAGACTCATCCCCAGAGTAATTTAGTTTCCGGAAAACGTTCATTGCAAAAACTATATGTTTCTTTATATAGTTCTTTTAGTAAAAGATTTAATTCTTTAGATAATATTAACTCTTTTGTCTTTAATTTTGGTTCTATTTTTAAATATGTATCTTTATATTCTATACCTATAAAATTACAAAATTTAAAAAATTCTTTTTCTGTAAAGAAGGTTTCATATAATCCATAGAAAATGTTTTCAGATTCAAAAACATCTTCTATATTTTTTATAGTTTTTTGATAATTCTGCCTTTTAAATGTATGTTTCTTTTTTGATACATCTAAAATCCAAGATTCTAAACTAGTAATACCTTCCTTATCATATAAACTTCTGCCCCTGCTAATTAATCTTTGAATAGGATCTCTCATTACAAAAATTACTTTTAAATTGTAACCTGCTCCTTCTATAACATCTTTTGCTTCTTGTAATTGTTCTTTACTGCAGAGCCCGTATACAGGAGTAATATCACCGGTAATATGTTTACCTTCAACCAAAAGATTATCAAAATAATTTATATAATCTTCATGGTTCCATTCATGTTTCCCTTTTTCTTCACCATTCACATAAAACTTTAAAAAGTTAGGACGTCTTGATCTTTCTTTTATGTACCAATAATTATGTTCTTTTTTATTACCTATGTTTGCTTCTGGTACATTTTTCAGCAGTTTCCAAATCCAGGTTGTGCCTGATCGCTGAACGCCTAAACTAAGAACAAATGTTTTTTCCATAATACTAAAGATTACTCCCCATAGTAACTTAGACCAGTAACATTTTTTCAAATAAATTACTAGCACTTTTTTGAAAGTCTATTCCCTTATGTCTTCCGTCCCTTGCAAAGGTTACTGATTTTTCTCTCAAATTTTGTTGACCAATTGTAAAATCATATAAATCTATATTACTTTCTTTACAAATATTTTTCATTATAATTTTATTTTTTAATGCATTAAATTCTCCGTTAATAGGATTATTAAAATAATTTATTAAAAAAGGATCGGTATTTGTATAATCTGAATTAAACTCTTCTTCAGAAGATAGTCTAATATCTTTAATTCGTTTTTCAGTATTATTTGTAAATAATTCGAATCTGTTAGTTCCGCCCCATAAAACAAAAATTTTTTTAGGTTTAAGAACATCTATCCAACCTAATGCCAATCTTACACATGTATCTCTACTAGAGGCGCCTAATCCTAAATTGTAAACTTTCATTCCTATTTTTTCTTCAAGTAAAGAAGGCCACGTTTGCTCTATAGGCATTCCTGTACCAAATGTGTAACTGCTACCTAATGATAAACAACAATCTTCAGTATTATTGATGTTAAATTCGTGTGTTCTGAATCCATTACTATTAAATTTGTATGTAAGATCAATTTCTTTATTAACTATAGGTTCTGATTTTGTGAGACTATTTAACTCTTGGTTTTTATATGGTAAATATTTACTCCACTGTAATAACTTTTTATCTAACTCCATGCATATATTTAGCATAATAATTTTTGATGGGTATTTTTAAACTAAAATGATAAATAAGTATACTAACTGGAGTTATAATATGGAATTAAAGAATTATATAGCAGAATCATTTAAAAAAGAATATGCTTATAGAGTCAAACTTGCACACGACTGTGGTGCAGATCAAATGGATATGTTAGAAAAATGTTTAGCAAAATATAATTTTGTCAGTGCATCTCCATTTCAAAGAGCTCCAATTCAAGAAAATCCAGTGGAATTCCAAAGAGCAAAAAATGCCAATTTTACATCAGAAGTGTGTAGCACAGATGTAGTTTTAAAATACCCAGTTAACGAAAGAATTTTAGAAGTTTGGTTAGCAGTAAATTTAGGTATAGATCACGAAAGAGTTCTATGTTATGGTGTTAAAGAACCAAGACGTGTAGAAGCAGATATTCAAGCAGAAAGACTTACTAATGATCAAGACAGACAAGTAAGTGAAGAAGATGCTTTACTGAATGATGAAAGTATGGAACACTACGAAGCTCAACAAGATGGAATAGATGCAAAAGATTTTGGATTTGGTGAAGAATTTAACGAAGCATTTTTAAAAGAACTAGAAAAAATTAAAGCAGAAAAAGGTGCAGATTATTTCCGCAACTATCCTAGTAAAGACGAATTAATGGGTGATAATTTAAGACCTATGTATGATGCAATTACAGGAATGCCTAATATGGGTAGAGGTGCAGAACAGGCCAAACAAGTAGATAATATTGCACAACACGGTTCAAGAAGTAGATAATGAAAATAAATCATATTTTAAAAGAATACGAGTACGATCCAGCAGAGGATAGTAAGGCTGTCGATCAATACAACATGTTAAAAAGACAGGTTGGTGAGATGTATGCCGAAGCATTTTGGAGAATGTGGCGAAAAACTGCTAACGTAAATGCGGCTCTACGAATGACTCAAGAAGAATATGATAGAATGGTAAGATATGAATCTGTAGAAGAAGATACTGTAAATGAAAAAATGTATACAGTTGATGCACCTGGACAACCAACTCAAAAATTTAGAGATATTAGAGATGCTGATGTGAAAATATTCAAACTAATCAAAGGAGTTCATGATCCAAGAGCTAAAGGTGAATTTAAAGACCATCCGGCAGGGCCTATTAAGCCTGAAAATATTGTACTAAAATTAGATGGTGTAGAAGTACCCCACAAATATACTGGTAAAGAAAAACAACCAATTACAGGTCCTGTAATTAAAGAAGCAATGAGCGATGCATACGGTATTGTTAGTGCAGAACCTGAAGTAGAAGGTTCAGTAGAATTTAAACAACACAAGAATACTGATAAAGGTTCAGTAAGTATTGAAGCGGCAGGCGATACAATGCAGGATTTAGCAGATGTGCTTAAACTTGCAGGACTTACTTTACCAAAAGATATGCATAATGATCAAGAAGCATCAGCACATGATGATGAGCCAGAACAAGAAGATGTTTTATTATCACCTGATCACAAAGACGATGAAGAAAAATCTCCTTGTGATAGCCCAGATACAGACCCTTCATACGAAACAGATAAAGAAATCTTAATTAATTATATAAAAGATAAACTTAAAAAAAGCATTTCTTAACATCATTACCACATAAATACTATTATGGCAAGAGGAACAGCAGATACCAGTCTGGTCAAACAAGGCTATAGTAAAACCGCATATACACCAGATTCCCTACAAGATTTTAAGAATTGTGCAGATCCTGTGAACGGGCCTCTGTATTTTATGACAAATCATGTCAAAATTCAACATCCTACAAAAGGTGGTATAGACTTTGACCCTTTTACATATCAGTTAGACTTAATAGAAAACTACAATAATTACAGATACAGTATCAATATGCTGGGCAGACAGATGGGTAAAACCACTGTGGCGGCTGGATACTTGCTGTGGTATGCTATGTTTAAGCCTGACAGTACAATATTAGTTGCGGCTCATAAGGCGGCTGGTGCATTTGAAATTATGCAACGTATACGTTATGCATATGAAAGTGTACCTGATCATATAAGAGCAGGTGTTACAGAATATAACAAAGGCTCCATGGCATTTGATAATGGAAGTAGGATAGTTAGTGCAACTACCACTGAAAATACTGGTAGGGGTATGTCATTAACCTTAGTTTACTTAGACGAGTTTGCTTTTGTACCCCCACGTATTGCGGCTGAGTTTTGGACTGCATTATCTCCAACATTAGCAACAGGTGGTAAATGTATAATTACAAGTACACCAAACTCAGATGAGGACACATTTGCTAGTATATGGAATTCTGCAAATAAAATGTTTGATGAACATGGTAATGAGCAAGAAGTAGGTGTAAATGGATTTAAACCTTTATTAGCAAAATGGGACGAACATCCTGATAGAGATGCCAATTGGGCAATAGAAGAAAGAGGTAGAATAGGTACAGAACGTTTTAAACGTGAACACGAATGTGAATTTGTTATCTATGACGAAACACTCATCAATCAATTAAAACTATTAGAACTTACAGGTAAAGACCCAATAATGAAAATGGGTCATGTACGTTGGTTCAAGTATCCTAGTCCAGAACACATCTATGTGGTAACACTAGATCCAAGTACAGGAACAGGCGGCGATAATGCCGCTATACAGATTGTGGAACTTCCCTCTATGATACAGGTAGGCGAATGGTGCCATAATAAAACGCCTATAGAAGGGCAGATAAAGGTCATGTTAGAAGTAATGCATTTTATAAAGGAACAAGGTGCTCATACTATATATTGGACAGTTGAAAACAATGCAATTGGAGAGGCCGCACTTGTGGTAATCAGAGACACTGGAGAAGATGCTTTTCCTGGTGACTTTCTACACGAACCTAAAAGAATACAAGGTAAAACAGGTAGACGTGGCTTCCACACAACACATAAAGTTAAAGTGGAATCATGTATAAACATGAAAAGACTTATAGAAAACGATAAACTTATTATTAATAGTAAGGCTTGTTTATCAGAATTTAAAAATTTTGTTGCAAAGGGTAATAGTTTTGCGGCCAGACCAGGTGACTCAGATGACTTGGTAATGAGTATGATGATTGCTGTTAGAGTAATAGATTATGTAAGTACATTTGAAGATGAAGTATATGATGCAGTCAATAACAGTTTGGGTGTAGATTCGCTTTATTCTACTGGTGGCGACGATGATGACTACGATGATCCTATGCCAATTGGCATAATCTGATAAATACTTGTATGGCAACAAATTATAAAGATATTTCAGAAAAAATATTTAATTTATTAAAAGGTCATGGATTGAATATAAGGTCTTTTAATAAAGAAGGTAAAATTGTAATTGACCCACAAGAGGGTACAAGATTTGTCTGTGATGAACCTAATGTTTTAGTTAGAGTAGATGACATGGAAAAAGAAATATCAATGCAAACCAGTGAAGATTTTGCAGATCATAATTTAAGAAATCTATTAAAAGAATTAGCACAAGATAGTTTATTATCTTTTGACTTTAGAGTATTTGACAAACAGTTAAAACCTAAAGGAGAAGAAATAGACGTTGCTCGTAGAAAAGAGATTGATATGAATGAAGAATTAAATATATTAAGACGCCTATCAGGCTTAGAAGAAAATACTAAAGATAAATGTACAGCATGTGACAAAGATATGTCAGATTGCAAATGTGAACTTTGTAAAGACTGTGATGCAAAAGGTTGTGAGCATTGTGATGATGGTAAAATTGTAACTGAAGAACAAAATCTAAATGAAAATCCAGCATGGATGGCAGGTGCAAAAATTCTAGGACAAATTTTTAAACAAGGTGCAAAAAGACCTATAACAACAACTATTGCCGTTGATGCAGTAGATGGTGAATTAAATACCACACAAGGCGCAATTAATTGGCTAGGTAAAGCAGTTGGAAATGCCTTTACACCAGACTCCCTTAAAAAAGCAGGTCCTATTATAGCAAAATATGGTATACCAGCGGCAGGTGTACTGGCCGCAATATACGGTGGTAAAAAATTAGCAGATTATGTTGCAGGAAAAAGAGATCAAGGTTTGTCAGTATCACAAAATAATCAAACTTTAAATGCTAGTGTAGATTTAGAAGAAAAGAAAATAGTATCTTTCCAAACAAGTGTTGGCATGATGCCTGGATATAGTGATCACACTCCATTAAGTTTCCAAGATTATTATGATTGGGAAATGAAAACTTCAAAAGACAAACCAAAATCAAACATTGTAAGTCAAAGACACGAAATATATGTAAGTGATTTTAAAAAGTATATATCTGAAGCACTAGGCAAAGATGGTAAAGCACCAGCAGTACCTTACAGCAAATCTACTGAAAAAGATTTAGCAGACAGAATGCTAAAAAGCAAAGGTCCTTCACAAAAACAAAAAGATATAGAAAAAGCATCTAAGGATGAAACACCGTATGACAAATACATGAGACATATGAAGGCAATTAAAAAACAACAGAATAAAGAAAGTGTTACTGAAGCAAGTTTAGGTAAAATGACTGGTAGCAGAAAGTCCAGTTATCAACCACTAGCAGACAATGTAAAAATAATTGTTAGACATAATAAAGAAGTAAACGAAGAAGTACGTGGTGCTAGAAGCAGAAACATCCACAGTATATTAATACAACGTGGAGAAGAGAAATTTAAGATGGCAGAAAACAATCTGTCAGCCGCAAGAGCAATGGCAAGACATTTACACAATGGTGGTGAAACTTATGATGAAATAGGTGAAGCAATTACAGAAATGTCAAGAGAGTTTAAAAAATTAAAAGAATTTGTAAATTATGTTAGAAAAGCAAATCTAGTAAATGAAACAAATGAAGAATTTGTAACTATGGCAATAGAAAACATTAATGATATTAAAACAAATTTAAAAAGATTAAGCGGCGTCAAGAGTTATTCAAACGCAGTAGAATCAGTATTAAATTATAATAATGTAGAAATACTACAAGATGATATAGATTTAGAAAGCAAATTTACAGAAACACATTTTGATGAAAAAGTTGCAAACGTTATGGATAGCCTAAAAGCAATGACGAGTAGAAAACAAAGTTTTGAAAATAAAATTGTTAAGGCTGTAGAATCAGAAACTTTTGCAAATATCAAAGATTTATTAAGTGAAAATGATATTGTTGATTTTGATACACCACATGGTAAACTTGGTTATCAAGTTAGCCAATTAGGTTACTCAGCAGAAGACAATACATTATCAAATTATTTACATAGCATTAGTAGTAAAATTAGTGCTGGTGGGCAACTTAACCAATTCGAATATGGTACTATTAAAAGTTGTTTACTAAGTGCAGGTCAGCACAATGTAAAAACTGCTCCTGTTGACGTTGAAGAGTCATATGAAGCATTTATTGACCAATTTGTAGAGTAATATAGTACTTTATAGATAAATAAATTTGTTGGTAAAATAATTTACCAATAGTTGTAAAAAGGTGTTGACTTTTTTACATCTTGGCATTATAATAGAAAAATAGTAATACCCTAAACACAGAAGGTATTACGAACATGGCAAATATAGGAGAAAATATCATGGCCTCATTAGCAGAAATAAGAGCAAAATTACAATCAATGGAAAGCAATTCCAAAGGTAATTCTCAAGCTCAAAGCGATAACGCAATATACCCATTTTGGAACATAGACGAAGGAACAAGTACCTTGTTAAGGTTCTTACCTGACTCTGATCCAAACAACACGTTCTTTTGGGTTGAACGACAAATGATCAGACTTACATTCCCTGGAGTTGTAGGTGGCGATCAAAAACCAACAACTGTACAAGTTCCTTGTATGGAAATGTTTGGTGAAAATTGTCCAGTATTAACTGAGGTACGTCCTTGGTTTAAAGATCCAAGTTTAGAAGACATGGGCAGAAAGTATTGGAAAAAAAGAAGTTACATCTTCCAAGGGTTTGTAAATGAAAATCCTTTAGATGAAACTGCACCAGAGAATCCAATTAGAAGATTTGTAATTGGCCCTCAAATATTTAACATAATCAAATCAGCACTTATGGACCCAGAAATGGAAAACCTCCCAACAGACTATGTTGCAGGTACTGATTTTAGATTATCCAAAACAACCAAAGGTCAATACGCAGAC